GGAGACTACGGCATCGCGCAGTCCAATCTGATGAACTTCCTCCGCCTCTGCACCCAGGGACTCGAATGCCCCTTCGTCATGACAGCCCACGTAGACCGGGAGACGGACCCAGTTACCCAGTCCACCAAGGTCATGATCAAGGCTATCGGTAAGGCCCTGGCTACGGAAATCCCTACCCTGTTCTCCGACCTGATCTACACAGTCCGGGATGGGGATAAGTTCTTCTGGGACACCGCTGCCTACGGCGTGGATTGCAAGACACGGTCCCTCGGCTACCGTTCCAAGATCACCCCTGACTTCGCGTCCATCATGGACGTGTGGCTGAAACGGGGGGGCTAATCATGGACGCAGAGCAACAACTCGAAATAATCAAGTGCATGGTGATTGACTTCGTAGCCGCCGTGGTCCTCGAGCGCGGACAGGAAAAGCAAGACAAAGCATTCCGGATGCTGGTCAAGCTCGCTTCCGCCTGCCTTCAAGACCGGGCTATGGATGAGGCTGCGGAAGAAACAGACGCAATCATAGCTAAGCTTAAGGAGCAAGCATGAGCCAGAAATCCTACTCCGTCCTAACCGTCTCCGTCACTGTGGCCATCCCGGTTGACAAGACCCAGGCACAGACTCTTGAACTGATCAAGGAGCTTATCAGCGCGCCGACTTCCATCTTCCATCCCGGAACTGTAATCGTCAAGCCACTGAAGCGGGAAACCCATTACCTATAAGCGTGTTCGGGGCGACGCAAACTGCCCTATTGTTAGTAAACTCCTTTAAGGAACCTGTATCATGACAAGCCAATTCAATCCAGAAACATTCCTCGACGCACAAGTTAACGAGGCTAATGAGAAACGTCCTCCCCTGCCAGTGGAAAATCCTGATTCCCCTAACGGGATGTACATGGCTGTGATCGGGGAGATCAAGACCGACTCCGGCACCATCGGCAAGGGCGATCGCGTGGGTCAGCCTTGGATCTCCATGCTGATCCCTCTCCGCATCCAGGTGCCATCGTCGGTTCAGGGCCTGGGCATCCCCTCCGAGCTGACCATCACTGATCGCGCCTTCCTCGACCTGAACGCGCAAGGTGGCCTGGACAATTCCAAGGGTAAGAACCGTCGCCAGAAAGACTACCGTGATGCTACTGGCACCAACGTGGCTGGTGTACCTTGGGCATGGCGCCAGCTGCAAGGGAAGATGGTTTCAGTGAAGATCAACCATGAGTTGTACAACGACCAGATCCAGGAACGTGTTGGCTTAGTCCTGCCTTCCTAATGCAATCGCGCCTTCAGTCCCTTGTTGAAGCCCTGGTCAATGTCGTCCTCGGTTACAGCATCGCTCTGGGGGCGCAGTTGATTGTATTCCCCCTCTTCGGAATCCACATCCCTATGTCGAGTAACATTGCCATAGGGATTATCTTCACCTTTGTATCGCTCGTCAGGTCATACGTCCTGCGGCGACTGTTTAACTGGGTACACAGACCGCGCACGTTATCCTAACATAACCCACGCGAAGTATCCGCCCAAGGAAAATTCTATGAAGTGCATCCACATTGAAGCGATCAAGGTAGCCCCCGACCGCCAACGCAAGGCCTTTGACGCCGCCAAGCTCCACGAATTCGCAGACGGTATCCAGGCCAAGGGCCTCCTCCACCCCATCGTCCTCCGCCTTGTCGGGGATGATTACTACCTAGTCGCAGGCGAACGCCGCCTCCGCGCAATCACAGATATCTACGCCCTCGGAGGCGAGATCATGCACGATGGAGAGCGTGTCCGCAGGAACGCCATCCCCTACACCCTTCTCTCCGACCTTGACCCCTTGGCCGCAGAGGAAGCTGAGCTAGATGAAAACATCCAGCGAGTTGATCTCTCCTGGCAAGAACGAGCCGCCGCCCATGCCCGCCTATCCAACCTTCGCACCGCCCAGGCACTTCAAAAGGGCGAGGCCCTCCCTACTGTTGCTGCAATATCACTTGAAGTTCGGGGTAGCTCCGAAGGCGTCAATCAAGAAACAACTCGACGGGAGCTTATCGTTGCGCGTCACTTGGATAATCCCGCAGTCAAAGCAGCGAAAACCGTCGATGAAGCTTTTAAAGTGTTGCGGAAAGAGGAAGCTCAGATAAAGTCGCGCGACCTCGGTATATCTGTAGGCCGCACGTTCACTGCAGATTTCCACCGGGTTATTAACGGGGACTCTCTTGAATGGATGCTTACCGCTCCTGCAGGGCAGTTCGACGTGATCCTAACCGACAGTCCTTATGGCATGGGGGCTGACACCTTTGGAGACTCGGGGGGCGTTGCAGCCGGAGCGCACGGATACTCAGATACACCTGAATTGTACGAAAAGATTCTCAAAGTGTGTGAGACGGAACTTTACAGACTCGCGAAAGACCAAGCGCACTTGTACTGGTTCTGTGACTTTGATAAGTTCACTGACACTCGAGAGCGTTTCCGTGCAGCTGGATGGCAAGTTTTTCGCACGCCCTTAATTTGGTATAAAAAGGCGGGCATGAGAGCGCCTTGGCCTGAGTGCGGGCCGCAAAGGAAATTCGAGACGATACTGTATGCGGTAAAGGGTAAGCGCCCTACACTCAAAATGCTGGGGGACGTGCTGGACTATGCAGCTGACACTAACCTAGGCCATGCCGCACAAAAACCAGTAGCACTTTTGCAGGATTTGCTTAGCCGCTCAGCGTTACCAGGCAATGTAATCTTTGATCCCTTCGCCGGCTCCGGCTCAGTTATGGCTGCCGCCCACCCTCTTAAATGCATTACCTGTAGCATTGAGTTAGACCCTGCTAGTTACGGGATCATCATTGAGCGCGTTAGCAAGCTTAAAGAGGCGCAAGAACTTGATGCGGGAGTAGGGCGATGAGAGGCGGTGTACATAAGAAAACTTACAAAGCCTGGGTAGGACTGCGGCAGCGCTGCACAAATCCTAACGAGGCTAAGTTTAAAAATTACGGGGGACGCGGCATAGGTTACAGCGTCCGTTGGGAAAAGTACGAACACTTTCTAGAGGATATGGGCGAGGCGCCTGAGGGCTATTCTCTGGGTCGTATAGATAACGACGGACACTACACTAAAGCTAACTGCCGTTGGGAAACCCCAATTCAACAGGCTAATAATCGAAGGATGCGCGACGACAGTACAAGCGGAATAGCTGGAGTAACCTTTAACAACCTTGAACGCGTCTGGGTAGCCCGAGGTATTTATAGCGGAGAGCGCATTGTCCTGTATAGAGGAGTCTCTTTCGAGGAAGCTGTAGCTGCGCGTAAACTTTTCGAGAGCCTTCCAAAATGAAGGTCCACGGCGAAGGCCCTATCCCTACCCGCATCATGGTCGTGGGAGAGTACCCCTCCGACCATGAGCGGCGCTGCTTTGACGGCGCCTCCGGCATGGAACTGAATCGTATGCTCCAAGAAGTCGGCATCATGCGCTCCGAAGTCTACACCACCTACGCCTGCAAGGAACGCCCCCCTCGCGGGATGCTGTCAGAATGGATCGCGCTGAAGAAGAAGGACATCAGCACGAACCACTCGCTGCTGCGTAACCTCTACTGCACCTACCAAATCCATGAGGGCTGGAAGGAGTTACAGCAGGAGATCGAGATGGTCCAGCCTAACATCATCATAGCTATGGGGAACCTGCCCCTCTGGCTTCTCTCCGGCCATTGGGGAGTTGCCAAGTGGCGCGGGTCCTTACTCGAGTACAAGGGAATCAAGATGATCCCCACCCTCACTCCAGGCAACGTGCTGCGTGACTGGCCTCAGCGCGCGGTAGTCCTCTCCGACCTCCGCCGAGTCAAGCGCCACATGGTCACGAAGACTTACGAGAACAAACCCGACTGGAAGTTCATCGTCCGCCCGTCCCTTGACGTAGCTATCAACACCCTGCAAAAGCTCCGCTGTGAAGCCGAGGTCTCCCCGAATGAGGTCTGGATTGACTTCGACATCGAGACGCGGTACGGGCACATTGACTGCATCGGATTGAGCTGGTCACGGACGGAGGCTATCTGCATCCCCTTGATCGCACGCGGGAAGCCAGAAGGGTACTGGTCCGCTGAGGAAGAAGCTCACGTGGTCTACCAGATATACAAGCTGCTCTCCCACAAGAACGTCCGGGTGCGCTGGCAGAACGGTCTCTACGATGCGCAGTACGTCCAGCGCCATTGGCACTTCATCCCCCACGGCGGCCAGGATACGATGATCACGCAGCACTCCTTGTTCTGTGCGCTGCCCAAGGGCCTTGGCTTCATCGCCTCGATGTACTGTGATTGGTACGTCTACTGGAAGGACGAAGGCAAGATCGCCTCGGACGTCCCGGAGGAGCAACGCTGGACCTACAACCTGCAAGATTGCATCTACACCCGCGAGTCAGGCGAGGTCCTCCTTCGCGCTGCCTCCGCCATGAAGCTCGGGGAAGTGGACAAAGTCCAGCAATCCCTCTTCATGCCAGTGCTCAAGGCTATGATCACCGGAGTCCGCATCGACCCGGCGACTAAAAACCAAATGGCCTTGGACATCCAGGAGGAACTATCCCACCGCGAAGCCTTCCTCTACAACATCCTCGGCCACACTATCAACCCCGCATCTCCGAAGCAGATGCAGGCCTTATTCTACGATGACCTTAAACAACCTATCATCTACAAGCGCGTCGTAGCCAACGGCAAGACCGTCATGAACCCAACCTGCGACGATGAAGCCCTGACCAAGCTCGCCGCTAAGGAACCTCTCATCCGTCCCATCTGCAACGCCATCGCAGATATCCGGACCCTTCACAAATTCTACGGGGACTTCGTAATGATGCCCCTGGATCAGGACGGCCGTATGCGCTGCTCCTTCAACATAGCAGGAGATGCTGGTGGAAAATCTGCGCCTTATTCATACCGACTCAGCTCATCTAAAAACCCTTTTGGCTCGGGCGGTAATCTCCAAACAATTCCATCCGAGAAATCGAAGTCTTCTGGCAAAGCCGCTGCGCGAGGCAGCATGGACTTCCGTCTGCCTAACATCAAGTCTATGTATGTACCTGATAAAGGATTCACTTTCTTCGACATGGACTTGGATCGAGCAGACTTACAGATCGTAGTGCGGGAGTCTGGGGAGGCGGATTGGATTGCTGCCCTGAAGCAAGGGGTGGATATGCACTTGCTCAACGCCTTCATCATCGCGAAGAAGGAGCCGCCTCCAGCAGAGGAACTGGTCGAGTCCCACCCCCGCTACCCTGACCATCGCGGTCCATTGAAGCACGCTCGCGAATTCGCCAAGGTCTTCGCCCACGCTACCAACTACGGCGGCGGGGCTAAGACCGTAGCCGCACACACAGGCCGCACGGTACAGGAAATCGACGCTGCCCAACGCTACTGGTTCGGCGCCCATCCCGGTATCAAGCAGTGGCATGAACGCACCTTCGACCAGATCAATCGTCATCGTTTCGTAGAAAATAAGTGGGGTTACAAATGGTTCATCTTCGACCGACTGGAAGCGATGCTCCCGGAAGCCCTGGCCTGGGTTCCTCAGTCCACGGTCGGCATCCTGATCAACAAAATCTGGGCGAGCTTCTACGAGAACATTCCGGAGTTGCAAGTTCTCCTCCAAGTCCACGATTCCTTGGCTGGGCAGTTTCCCACCCACCGGAGCGCCCACATCCTTCCGTTGATGGAGCAGCACAGCAAGATAGTGATCCCCTACGACGACCCCTTGATAATCCCGACGGGAGTCAAGACCTCCACCGTGTCGTGGGGGGATTGTTGAAGCCTCGCATCTACTGGACCGGGGGCGCTTGGCGTTGCCTTGTCCCGCCAGGCGTCAGTGCCAAGTCCGGTTGGGGGCCAACCCCTCTCGCTGCTTATAATGATTGGGTCCGCAAGCTTAAACTTGATGGACTGTACACGGAGTTCTTCAATGAGCCGCAACTTTAAAGATTTCATCCCTGCCTACCTCGAGTACGCAGCGGTGACTGAAGCCCCCAAGCGAATGCACTTCTGGTGTGCAGTCTCCGCTGTCGCGGGGTGTCTCCGCCGCCGGGTCTGGTTAGACATGAAGCGATTCAACTGGTATCCTTCTTTCTACATCATCCTCGTCGCACCGCCAGGGGTTATTGCCAAGTCCACCTCCATCGACATCGCAATGGACCTGCTCAAGCAAGTGCCCGGCGTCAAGTTCGGTCCGAACGCTATCACATGGCAGGCCCTTGTCACTGCCTTCGCTGCCGCGTCTGAGTCCTTTGAATACCAAGGGGAGTGGGTTCCGATGTCTCCGCTGAGCTTGGTCGCTTCCGAACTCGGCTCCTTGCTCAACCTTCAAGACAAGGAGATGATTAACTTGCTCATCGAACTCTGGGACGGGAAGCGGTCCTACGAGAAGATCACCAAGATGTCAGGCAACGACGTCGTGGAAGCCCCTTGGATCAACCTCATCGCTGGCACCACCCCACACTGGGTAGCGGACAATATGCCCCAGGCTATGATCGGCGGCGGCCTCAGCTCCCGCTGTCTCTTCGTCTACGGTGACACGAAGGAGCGCTACGTCGCCTACGTGGACGAGCAGGTGTCTAAGGGAGACGAAGCCCTGAAGACCATGCTGGTCCAGGACCTCGAACAAATCGCCATGATGACAGGGGAGTTTCGCATCTCCCCTGAAGCTCGCGAGTGGGGCAAGGCTTGGTATAAGAACTTCTGGGAAACCGCCTCCACCCGCATGGATGATCAGATGCTAGAGGGATACGCTGCACGGAAGCAAACCCATATGCACAAGGTCGCTATGATTATCAGTGCCGCCCGGTCCAACGACCTGCTCATTGGGGTGGAGGATCTCCAGCTAGCCAACACAATGCTTGAGGACCTGGAGCAGGATATGCCCCGAGTCTTCTCTCGTATTGGCCGTACAGAAGACTCCATGCAAGCCGAACGCTTCATCGACTTCGTTACGAGGAAAGGCTCCGTCCCTTACCACGACGCGTACAAGATGATTCACCTGTACTTCCCAGACTTCCGGGACTTCGAGGGCATCCTCCAAGGTTGCCTGAACTCCGGCCAGCTCCGCATGGTATCCACTGCCGAGGGCATCATGCTCCAGGCTACTACCAAAGCCTCCCCTGCTCCGGCGGTCAAGTCCCCTCCCAAGGGGTTGATCATCACACCGGATACAGTAATGTGATAGGTTCGCGCGGGTTATCCTACCATAACTCACGCGAACCTTTCCCTACTTAGCTGCCACGCCCTGGATCTTCTCCACTGTCCGCAGCCCGCCTAGGCCAAGCATCCCGAGCAAGATCGGCATCATTTCTGTAAGTGATGCAGGGGCCAGCTCCACCTGCACTCCCCCTAGCCGTAGCCCCATCATAGCTACAGGCAGGCCAATCCAGTTCCACGCACAGGCCGCTCCGCACACCCACCCGATGAAGGGTCTCCAGCCGGATACGAAAACACTAGGATTACTCGCCTCTGCTTTGTTGATGTCCAGCTGCCCTTGCACAATCAACACCGCAGCGGCTAACTGCTGCTTCTCCTGCTCAGACTTGTCTGGCCAGATCTTATTAATCGCCGTGTTAACGAGGTCAGAGACGGCCCCGAGTCCTGTGATGTCAAGCCCCATCAGTTATCCTTCGCGGCGTACCGCAAGTTAGCAACAACCCTCCGCGCCCACCCTCGGGAAGCGTCGGGCCAGTTCTTCAGCCGAGTCATATAGTCCAGGCGCTCGGCGTTCAGCAGCATCAGCACGTCATTGCGATCCATCTCTGCCAGTGCTTCTTTCGACCGTGGCCCCCAATGCCCATCGTCCGCTACGCCCACCACCGCTTGCAGCTTCCGGATCGCAGTAGGTATCCCGGAGTTAACTGCGAAGTCAAACGTCTGGAACTTCACTGCCGGGTCTGCGTCTCCCAGCGGCTGCCAGAAGTCCGTGTAGTAAATCGCCATTGCAGCCTCCCGCGTCAGGTTCTTAATATCCAGGTGAGGATAACTGCGCTTGGAGATGCCAAACTTAGTTTCCCCGCCAGGGTCAGCGGGATTGTTAACATACCCTCCCTCATGGGATACCAGCCGGGCGAAGGCTTCCTCAAAGGAGATCACGCAAGGCCGCCTTTGAGGATGAACTGTATAGCGCTTGCTCCAATGGCAGCAACGGCTATCCAGATCAGCTTCCCTATATTGCTGTTGATAGCATGGAGCTCGCCCGTGATGTTTTTCATCGCTTGCTCAAGCAGGGCAATGCGGATCGAGTGGTCTGCGTTCTGGGCCTGCCTGCGATCAACCATAGCGGCGTCATAGGGGCAATCTTCGGGAGTAGACATTAAGTTCCTTAGTTATTTACTCGACAGTGCCGTAGTAGTTATCTCACGCAAGGTAATCATAACTACAGGCCAGAGCATCAAGAGGTACACACGATACTCTGCTGGAATCCACTGGGTGATGAAAGCACCATTCAACTCTGCTACGGTTAGCAGAGCCATGATGATTGCTGTCCAGTAGGTCTTGGATTTGAGGCGTTGGAGGATGGGGGTCATGGCAGGTCGAGGACTTGAAGGGTGATTAGGAGGTAGATGATCAACGTGGAAGATTGGTCACGTTGTCATCCACTCAGGCCAATATTGAACCCACGCATACACACCGTTTGTTGTGGTTGTATAGTTACCATCAACACCAGCAGAAGACTGCACCGCAAACTCGGTTCCTGTTCGTGCTGCTGACACCTTAAAAAGCGTACCGTTTATGGTTACGTAGCGACCAACAACCATAGTGCTTGCGTTTTCAGTTACTAAGGTTTCCCCTGCCGGGTTATAAAACGATGAGTAGATTGAATAAGCACCCCAACCACCGTTTAAGTCGAGTGTTCCTGTAATCCCATCTTTATATTCATCTGCCAGAGTAGCTGCCACCGATCCATCTTCTAAATATACGGTTGGTGCAGCAATCACCGCATAAACACGAGTGGGGGAGTTATCGGTATTAGATACAGGAGACATGGTAAACGGCTTACCTGATGACCTTGCTCCGATATAGGTTTGTCGGTCTATACACGATCTAATTAAGCTGCTAACAGTAGTCGGTACACGTACTAGCACTTCGGCAATGGCCTCGTGCATATTTACGCCAACAGTTAAGCCCAATGCGCTGCCATTTGCGAAAATAGAGTTTGTCAATGTTTTAAATGAATTCCCACCAATGAATACTTTGCCTGAATTGTTGTTGACTGTTATCCCGGTCACACCTGCACCGTCCTTGAAGCGGTTATTGGCAATAATCACTTCCAAGGCGGCAGAGTTGATGGCGTTTAATATCACACCATTAGAACTAAAATTTTGGAATGTGTTACCTGTAACAATAGCATCACCAGCCGACTCCAGAAATACGCAGTTGGTCGTAGTGTGGCAGACATTCCCCCGAATACTGATTCGTTGCCCAATGCCACCACCTACCGTGTTATTCCCTTCTACATCTATGGCGTTATCTCCAATGGAGTAAATAACATTGTCATCAATCCAAAGGCCACTTGCCCTGTTGAATTGGACGCCGATTCCAAGAATATCGGATACCTTGCAATAACGTGCCCAACAGTTGCTAACACCATAAATGCTGCTGCCGTCAAACCCAGCGAAACGGCGCATTTGCAGCCCGTTATACGTGATGTGCTGGACTTTTACATTCGTGTAACCGCACTCGGTAGCGTCAACCAAGACCGATCCTGAAATTGTTCCTGTGGTGTTAGTTCTGTTTCCGTCTAATGTGATGTCTTCCAGAACAAAGTTTGCTATGGCAACTCCTGACCAATTTCCAATAATGGCTCCTGAAGACCCTCCTTGTCCGGTCTTTAGTCGGATGGTGCCGGGGCCGAAGATACGCAAATTGCTACGTGGTTTGAGTGCTACCGAGGCCGCACCGAACACACCAGCCAACCCTGTTGCGGAAGGGTCAACTGTCACATCAAATACCCCCGGCGGTAGATACAATTCAGCCACCGTTAAATCGTCTATCGCAGTCTGAATAGCCACTCGGTTATCTGCTGCACTTGGGCTTGCCCCAAAATCTAACACATTGCTTGGTGCTCCTTGAATCATTGAATTGGTTACTTTAGTCAAGCTCATGTTGATCCCTATATGAAATAAGTTACCGTGAAAATAATTAACGCAGTTGCTGGAATAGCTGTTGCGTTATATAAAATGGTGGTTGTCTGATTAGCAAAACATACGCTACTGAGCGATATTGTATATGGGGTTACAGCCCCAACGCCAGAATTTCCAGCCAAAACGGTAAAAGGTAGGTTTGTACATATTTCATTAGCGGAAGCGGCAGAAACTGAAGTTGCACCTGCTACATTACCATTTACAGTTACCTGCCTACCTATCCGGGTATACGTCCCTGAGGAACTAAACGCTCCAACAACAACAAGTCCAGCACCTTGATTGGGACTCCAAGTCCCCTCCTCATACCAGTTCAGCAACTGACTCGTCATCCCTGCTGCTGGTGTGTTGGCGGTGAAGTTGATGCCTTTGGCGGCTGTGCCTTGGACTATGTTGCCGGTGTTAACTGTCAAATCACCTGTTGCGCCAGCAAGAGTAACTTGGTCTGTGTACGATGCGCCGTTATCGGTAGAACTTTGCAATGTAGCTTGAGCAGCACCGCCGCCATCCAGTCGGACGCGCATCCGCTTTTGAAACGTGCTTGTCGATCCACTCTCAACCAAAAGCGCCAGAGTGCCGTTAGCAGACTTAACACGGGGTTTATTTAAATTGGCAAAGACAGTGCTTGACAAGTTAAACTCTGGCTCATTTGCATCAGTAGATGCAGACGCAACAGCGCTCACCTGTGTGTTGGCCACTGAGGTTGTTCCAGCAGTAATGTTTTTTGTCGCTACATCACGGCCTGCTGTCAGATCAGAAACAGCAACTTTGTCAGTTGTACCACTTTGAACAATGGGCAATACTTCTGTCCCTGCTAGGGGTGTTGTTGCCGTAGGTAGGGCAGAGATCTTTGTGTCAGCCATGTCTTACTCCTTATGGATTTTCAAACCAGCCAATAACTCGGCGTGGAGTGTTATTTTGGATCGGCGTCAAAATGAGGCCGTGCAACTTTGTGCTTCCGGTGATAGCGGCAATATCAAAACTTCCAGTCAGTGCAGAACACTGAACAATCAGACATGTGATCGCCACGTTATATGTGCCACCATACGCATTTCCAGTTTGGCAACGAAACACGTTGGTCACAGGCTCGGATGCAAACTGTCTGAATGTGGAGGTCGAATAGCTTGTCGTGTCAGCCAGAATATTGACGCTGTTCAAACCATTGAGATACACATCAAAAGCACCTGTGGCAGTGCCAGTGTAGATCATCAGCATCAAAGGATCGCCTAGCGTGTACTGGCCTGATGGGATGCTAAACGGAACTGTTGCTGATGTTGTAATTGTGCGAACAGCGCCACCCCAAGCATTGCGTTCACCAGAGTTGCTACCGGGGCCGCTGCTTCGGTTTAAAAATGTGCCATTGGTGACGTAATTGTTCAGCTTTGTAGAACTTGGGCTGATCTGCTGCGGGATGCTTGCAGAGTATTCCAATGGGTACAGAGCCAAGAACGGAGATGGGCCACCTGATGCGCTATTGCTAAAAGCACAGTTGTTCAGTACATATCTGCCTGGGCCTAACACTGAGCCTCTGCGTGATTGTGCAGTAATAAACTGAAACTCGACACCCATTTCAACGTTGTTGATAATTCCGTCTGCAACTTGCAGAGCATACTGATTGTCGGTTGTTACAAAGTTAAAACCGTAATCAGCACCTTGGTTTGCCGCACCAGCTAAAAAAGGCGTGACGTTACCATTTTCAAAGAAAAGGCGACCAGTGCCAGTGATGCAAGACGCACCAAAGTCAGCGATATAGCATGAGTCAATATACAAAACACCATCGTTTTGAATGTGCTTGCCTGCAAACTCAAATGTGCTGGCTTTGACCTGCGTGTGCGTTGTCCCAAGGTTTGTGGTCAACCCGCAAACGTAGGTGTAGAGAAAAGCGCAGTTGACGAAAATAGTAGATCCGGCGGCTGTGTTGTCGTAGTTCACAACAGCACCGTAGCGGTTGTAAAAATACATCACTTCGTCACGAGTGTGGCGATAGTTAGTGATGTTGTCAGCAATGTTGAAGTTTTGAATCAACACGTTTTGAACGCGGGTGTTCCAAGAGTCTGCAACGCTGTTATTAACTTGAATAGCTGTACCAGTGCTACTGTAAGTGCCAACAGTAGTTTTGGTTAGCGTCATGTCGTAGACACCAGAACCTTGTTTTAAAAGCACTAAGACACTGTTAAAAGCATCTGGTACTTTTAGAACTGTTAAATTTCGTCCGTCTCCATGCAACTCTTGGCCTTTTGCAAGACTTAATTGTGCGTTAATTAAATACGTTCCTGTTGGGAAAAATATAGTGTTTCCAGTTGCTACAGCAGCAACTGCCGCAGCCGTATCATCAGCAACACCGTCACCCACCGCTCCAAAATCCTTGACGCTCACACTCTCACGCAGCTTGGCTTGGGCTGTGGTGGGGACTGCTCCGGTGCCAGCGGGGGTGTAGCCTAGCTGGTTTGACGTTAGCGCTCCTGTATCAGTCCCAGCCCCCGCATAGACCGCAGCATCCACATCATTCAGCCACGCCGCATCAATCACTGTCCCGGTAGTAAAGTTTGTAGTAGTCATATCTTATCCTTGGATTTCAACAATGGCGCCAACGTGAAGTCCTTCGGAGAATGTAATCTCCGTAGGTGACGTGCGGGTGTAGCTGGAAGAATACGCTTGCTTCACTCCGTCGATGTAAACCCGAACAGGGTAGTCGTTCGCGCAGGTAAACGGGATAGTGAAGACGGTCTGCCCGGAGGTGGCAGTTCCAACCCCCTGCCCTTGCTTCGCGGTCTCTACGCTGTTCAGCCAAGCCGCCGTTATGACGGTACTGTTATCGACGAAAGTTGTTGTCATACCCTAGCCCTTCCAGAAATTGATCTACTTGCTACCGCTTCTCCTGCTATAGCCGGGAAGTACTGCGCCATCCAAGCTACGTCAAGATTAGTATTCCCCCCAACCACCGCGCATCCTGCCTGTGCATAATCCGCCATTGGGCTCGCTCCCCAGAAATCACACACATAACGAAACGAGTCTGAGACCGGCTGCGCCCACGGCGGAGTGATTACATCTGGGACCGAGCGAACAAAGTCCTGAGGTTGTCTCGCTTCCCAGTGCTCCGGGCAGACGTAGTACCCTTGCCAGTTGCGCTTGAGAGTGGAACCCTTCCGCTTCCTCCCGCACTCGTAGCACACCGCATTCCAATCTCCCGGCAGGAAGTAATCGGCTCTTCCAGATCCTGGGTAGCTCATACATACACCTCTATTGGTTTCGCGTGATAGCTGTTAGACACATAGTACATAAATAAGTTCCATTTATTTTTGAAACTTCGCTGCTGCGGCTTTTTTCGCAGCAGCTTGTTTGCGCAAGCGAGCGGCCTTGAGCTGCGGGTTACGGGCCTCCCGAGCATCACGGAGGTCGAGGCGCTTCTGCAACTGCTCCGCGCGCAAGGCCGCTTCGTTCCCGCCTAGCTCTCGATTGTAGATTGTCCTGCCTACGAGGGGGATTAGAGGAACCAGCTTCTCCGGTTTGCTCAGCCCTTCGAATGCAGTCGAAGCTACACTCGCAGCAGGTGGCGTCAGTGCCTTAACCCCCGCTGCTACGATCTCCTTCCCAGGCGTCTCGCTATTCGCCACCTTGTTAATTGTGTAGCGACTCAGCCCGAAGTTCCTGACAAAGTTATCCACGTAGTCGATCTTGTCGAGCTTCAGCCCGCGCCCCATCATCCAGTTCTTGATCGCGTCGGAGGGGATCGTGACCGTGGACAGAGCCGCTGCATACAAGGCCAGGTTCTTCAAGCCAAGGGCCACCTTCTTCGGCTCGCCTGTCTTGATGTTGGAGTACGCGTCCCGGTACAGCACGTCCGCTTGGGTAAGCATGAACTGTTTCAAGTGATACATCAGTCGGGCGTTCGGGTGCAGGTTGTACAGCTCCGGCGCCTCGGCCCTGGATGTAGGGCGTACGTCGGACAGCTCTTGGTACAGCAGCGAATCAACCAGGGGAGTCCGAGACTTCGTCGTGGAAGCTTGCAGTTCTTTGATAAGCTGCGGCATATCAGGGCCGTAGTCCGCGCCCCACTTCCGGGCTAGTTCCGCCTGTCCACGCGGCGTCTCCGCCAACCGCTTGTTCTTAACGAAGCTCGCGGTCAAGTTCTGCCCCATGCCCATCTGGTCAAAGGTAGCTAGCAGGTTGACCTTGAGCAGGGTGCTGAGTGCCTGGCCCGTAGCGCGCTTCCCAATAACCTCTTCAATCACATGGTTAGCCAGGCCGAATTCCGCCGGCTTAATCCCCCGTCCTGTGACCTGAATCCCCACCGCTTCAATTGCAGGACGGATGCCGTGGTGGTAAGTGCTGAGCAAGCCTTCTGAAGTCTGCACCAAGCCCGATCCGAGCTGCCCAAGCAACGCAGCTCCAGAGACGTTCCGCACATCCTGCAACCAGCCGCTAGGCGCCAGCTTCCCCTTGCCGTAGCGAGCGCGCAGGACAGCTTGCACTTCAATCGCCTGCTCCGGAGTCATGCGACCTTCCTCGATAGCCCTGGCCGTGAGTGCGCCGATGGAGTTGTCCAGGTTCGTATACTGCTGCCCACCTACCTTACTCGTCCGCAGGTCCTTCCCAAAGAACTTCGCCTCGGCAATGTCCTCCACCGCTGCGTGGGCATAGTGGATCAAGGCATCGTCCATCGAGTGATAGAAGGGACGGGTCTCTGGCGTCATCTTCAACCGACGATGCTTGGCAAACCCGGGCAGGTACGATGTAGCAGGGTCCCTCAGCAGGTAATCATTCACCAGCAGGGACTTCTCCACCTCTGACAGTGCGTTGCCGGTTTCCTTAATCGCCTTCGTGTTCGCGTTGTGGAGGTACTTCTCTAGGCCAGTGCGCGTCTCCAGGCCTAGGTGGTCCATCAACCCCTTGTAATCCTTCACCAACAATGGCAGGTAGTCCGGTACGCCTTCCTTGAATCGCCCAAAGGCCTTGAGCCTGTCGCCAGTGGAGTCAAGGAACTTGCGGAGTTTCTGGTACCCGAGCATTGCTTCAGGGGACTCCGCCAAGGCTGCCTGCACTCCAGCAGGATCTGCATTCGCGTACGCTTCATCCAGCTTCACCTGCGCTTCCGCCGACAGCTTCTTCACCGGCTTGACGAAACCAGAGATGGCGTCGCTGGCTGCGGATACTTCCACGCTGGCTTGATGCTCGGAGTCTCTCCACGCCCTGCGGAGATAGGCTGCTACCTCGGCGATCCGAGTGGTCCCTCTCATCAGTGCAGCATCCATTGGCTTAGTTCCCAAAGCGCTGGCCATGAGTCCCATGATCGCGCCGGTCACGGCACCCTTGCTAGCGTCGTCGGCCAAGGCCCCGCCGATGATAGCCCCTCCACCAACCATCCCGCCGACCTTCAGCAACGTCTGGTCCACCTTTCCTGACTGGCGCTGCGGAGTGTAGTCCTTCAAGCTAGCCTTCAACGACTCCCTCGCCCGGCCAATGCGGGAGCGGACGGTTCCTATCGGCACGTCCAGCTGCGCAGCGATCTCTTCGTAGGGCATCCCTTCGATCTCCGCCATCGTAAACGCCGTCCGCTGATCCTCCGGCAGCTTGTCCAAGGAGTCCTGCATCTTCTTCGCCATCTGCTGGTTTTGCAGTTGCTGCTCAGGCGTGCGCATCCCTTCGCTGGTCAGGGTCTCCGCAATGTCCACTGGCTCGCCATCAGGGCTCATGACACTGGAGCTAGACGTAGCATCTGGCGTAGCCTTCCTATCCCTGGAAGCGTTCTTCGCCAGGTTCTGTGCAACACTATGCAGGAACGTCGAAGGCTTCGCATCCCCCCGAAACTCCCCACTTGCCATCGCTGCGAAGGTCTTGGCGTAGGCTTCCTGCACCACGCCCTCGATGTCGATAGTGTCCTTGTACGACCACAGGCTACGCTCGAGCTGGCCTCGAGTGGAGTCATGGATCGCCCGAGCTGCCCCTTCCGCTTGCGCACCACCCGCCTTCATTGCTTCGATGAGTCCAGAGGTTGGCATCTTGTCGAAGGCAGTTGGCGCTTTGCGAATCACGGTGGCTCCTAATAAGCCGGCGGCAAGGCCAGCGAGTTGGTCTGGAGGGTTGTTGTAGGCATAGACTCCTGCAGCGGTGCCCATGGCGATGCCTGCGAGGAGGCGAGGGTCTGCCTTGCCGCGTTCGAGGTTACGTCCTGCGAAGGCCTCCCCTTCCGCTTCCGTCAGTCCGTCAATGTCTTCCTTGCTAAGATAGCGCTCGTTCCATTTCCGCAGCCCCGTATTCTGCAGGTCCTTCACCTCCCCCCACTTGCCTGACTTCACAAAGTCCTGCACGTAGGGTTCCACGTACTTCGGAGGGGCGCCGTTGCCGGGGCCTTTGATCTGGGCGATGTCTTCACCAGGCTTGAAAACTTGTTTAAGCCCCTGCCACGAGCGGGGAATCGCAACCGAGGGGGTAAGCTCAATCGTCGCATAGCTCCTACCATTCTGATCCCGCAGGGACATAATCCTAGATTCTCCCAGAAGCACCTGCTCCACGTATCCGCCTACACAGTGACCCAGAGCATTCCCCTCTTGCGCGAGTTGCCCTGCCAGGTGCGCGTCCAGTGAGCCACTACCAGCCGCAGGAGCCTTTGAGAAGTTATCCCGAATAACATTTCCCTTAGCGTCCGTAGCTACAAGCAACCCCTCATCCAGCAACTCATACACATCCAAGCTACTGTCCGCAGCTGCCACTTCCCGGATCTCTTCATCGGTCGCCCGGCGAATCCTATCCATCTGGCTCGGGGTAAGTTCCTTCGGCCTGACGATTTCCCTCCAGCTGTACTGCACCTCCCCCGCAGGTAGGTCGATCTCATCCATTTTCCTAATCGACCCGTCCTTATTAAAGGAGAACTTCCTAGGCCCCTGCTCTACCGGCGGGTAACTCTTATACTCCGGCAGTGTCTGCGTGTCCGCCATGCGCACAGGATTCGGCTTAGTGAAGTCCTTCAACGCCTCCGCAGCTACCCGCTGGTCATTCGCCACAGTCTCCCGAATCGCCCTAGGCAAGTCCATCTGTTGCAACTGCTCCGGCGTGAGGTTGCGGGACTTAAGATAATCCCCAACGTGAGCAAGGTAAGTCTTCATCTCTGCAACCGACTGGCCTACAGCTTCGCCTTGATGCCCGAACTGCTTAGGAAAGATGTCTCCGCCGATCTTGTAGACAGGTTCGTCAGGTTTGACCTTCCCCTCTTTAATCAGCTTGGTAAGGCCAGGCATAGCCCCCTGACTACCCTTCGCTGCATAGTCCCCTGCTGGACGACTGCCAAGAGCCTGGTCTGTGAGATCCTCCCACTTCGCCCCAGACGGCAAGCGCAAGTCCTTTATCGGGTCCGTCGCCGTTCCTGCGTGCTTGTTGAGATAGTTACTGACGGCCTTCGTCGCCCACTGGCCTTCGACCGAAGATGGGATAGCCTTCTCTGCGGCCGACCCCCACCCAATATCCTCGGCAGACATCTTCATTCTGTTCATGAGAGGCTTGGCGAGTGCCTGTGCCGCAAGGTCGTGCCACATACCGCCCTTACCCTTCATCACACCCGCAGCGCCAGCGGCTCCCAGTCCCATTGCCGCATCGCGCGCATTATCCCCCGATAACCCGCTCGGACTTTGGAACCAGTTATACAGAGCCGTCCCTGCCACCGCGCCTAGGCCCATGAGACCAAGGACCTTCAGCAGCGTAGGGTCCACCGCCCCGCGTTGGAAGTACGGCTTCCCGCTCGGTCCGACAATAGCTTCCTGCCCGGCCAGGGGCTTCAGCGCACGGATCGCATTAGCTTCCGCTTTAGAGATCAACTCCCCGCGTTGTAGCTTCGCCACGCCTGTATCAATCAACCGTTCGGTGATACCATGCAGTTCCGCTACCGTCGGAGGGGCTTCCTTGCCAAGTACAGTCCCCTCTTCCAGCCGGGTCTTCGGAACCGTCCCTGGCCCACGTGCAGGCAGGGGTTCTGCCATCCGTTCAGCCAGCGTAGCGCGAGGTGGAGCAACCCCTTCCACCGCCACCTCAGGAGTACCCCTCCCCAAGCTCCTAATCGCATCTGCCTCCGCCTTGCTCAGCAACAGACCGCGACGGAGCTTGTCGAAGCCAGACACCGTCATATCAGGAGCTTGCCCGATGATCGTAGGTTCCGCCACGCGGGTCTTCGGCGTCACCCCAGGTCCTTGCGGCACCGGAGGTTCGGGCATCTTCGGAGGCTCCACCAGCCCAACTACCATAGTATCCCAAGCCGGACTCGACCCGGCGGTCTCCTTCGGGGCTTTCCCTGCCCATGCCTCATCCAGCGGGTGCTTGTTCTTCGTCGCTTGTTCGTAGACCTTCTGCACAGTCTCTGCCCTGGCAGTACCCGCAGCCGCATCTTCCACCGCCTTGGCAGCCACCCGCGCCTTGGAGTCCCTGATAGCTTGATCCGCGGTCAGGGCACTCATCGTCCCTTCCCCAGGCTTCGGAGCCTTGCCCTTCACAATCCCCTTCATCCCAAGGCCCCTAACCCCCAGCGCATTCAGTAACGTGTCACGGACGGACTGAGCAGTCTCCTTCGTAATCACCCCGCCAGTCGCCTGCTCCAGCTTCGCCCCGCCCACGTCCGTAGCCTCGATGCCCTTCGTCAGCAGTCGCTCGATGTTGGAACCTGAGGCATCCTGCGTCAGTCCCA